ACACAAAGTCCAGGGCAAAAAACCATAATCTAAACATTCTAGCAATAAACACTCATGGACTTTCTCAAGACTGATGTGGCTGTAGGACCTATTGCAGGATTGAACTATAGACGTTTATATGATATTCTTCCTAACAAAGTTAGTGACAATATCACCCTCCCAGACCTTAAGAATCCAGACAAAGTTACTGAGGACAACAAGAAGCTCATTCTGTGTGGCTTCATCTATGTTGCGTACCATCACCCCATTGAGACTGACCTAGATTTCACATCTGTTCACAAGCATATGCCTGGGATCAGTGAGTCTTCCCTGGAACATCTCTTAGGCACGGATGAATCAAACGAAACTATAAATCTCGGCAAGCTATTTGATATTCTGCAGGAGAGGCTAGGAGACTGGATCACCATGAACTTTCTGAAGCATAATAATAGAATGTCTAAAGACCAGATCAAGACTCTTTGCGAGACTATTGTTGACTTGGCAAAAGCAGAGGGGGGTGACACAGAGACCTATGAAACAGTCTGGAAGAAGATGCCAGCATACTATTCAAATTTACTCCAACAGATCCTTCACAAATGATTAAGATTAAGGTTGTACAGATTAGTGAATCATTCACTTTTAATAATACCCCTATGCATGATAGACCTCACAAACTCCACAATCTCAAATACGATAGCAAAGCTGACTAAGCTCTTTACACACTAAGCGCTGCACAATGATGCGCCAAATACATAAAAACACACAAATGAGTGAATCAAAGACTCACACTCCATATGAAACAGGAACACTGTTCACTTAACGGTGCTATGCACCTCATCCGGATGTGTTATCGGATAGGGTGCTTAGCACCCATTAAAACATTGGTTCCTAAATATGTGATGCATGCATAGCATGTCAACTATCCCTAGCACCCCAAAGAGGAGTTATGAGACTTAGTCTCGTGAAACTAGAGAACCTCTAAGAATCAGGCCATAGGCCTCAGAGAGTTAAGCCTCGATCATCACCCTCTTGTTCTGCACTAGAGGAACACCGGGCTGCTTCATCACACCAAATTCAATGCCAGGCTCTTCTTCGAGGGCCTGTTTGGTGGTGAATGCTGTTGTCACTGCTCTCTGGACAACATCAGTGGTGAAGTTTTTGAATTTGCTGAGATGATTAATGGTTCTATCTGGAAGAGGTTCAAACTCGAACATCACAGTTTTCTGAGGTTCCATGTGGACCGGAAAGTCAGTTCTCTCGATTCCCCAGAACCATAATGATCTTGATATGACACAGTTCTCCACTGAGTCATCTTTGACTACTATCTCCACCTGCATCTTCTCTGAATCTTCATATGACATGAAGTTCGGTAGAGATCCAAGGACGGCAAAAGTCTTGGCCATTGGATAGCAAATCCCCACCTCCACCTGTTTGACAGGGTCCTTATAAGACCTATCAATTATCCTAAAAGTAACAGTTCCGTTAGCCCTTCCTTTGATTCCCAACCAGATAATTGCAAAAGTTGCAATTCGGAAGAAAGGGAAAGTTTGCAGAGGCTTTCGAAAGAAAAGAGGAGAAGAATCAATAGTGAAGTGAGTCCTCCTATTAGCACAGACAGAGTAATCTTGTTTTGCAACAAACATGTCATAGCTGTTGGCTCTCACATCTGCAAAGCTGAAGGGTTCCAGACCAAGAACAGTTGCAGCTGTGTCTATGGTTAGGCGTCCTTTGGTGAGAGGTCTGGTCTTCAGAGCCAGCTTTTTCTTGTTCTTCTGCTCATATTTCTTTTCCGCCTTCTCAGACAAGTCATCGGTCAAGAGAGTGCTTTTCTTGAACGGATTGTACCTTGCTGGAGACATGTTTGTTCACAAGATTTGATTGCCCTGACTTTGTGT